TATATTCTTATTACTTTATTCACTTTATAAAATAATTACAATAATATTACTTATACTATTCATGTTACCCAAAATAATTAGAGATATTAAAAAAATAAGAAGAAAACCAAACTACGGAGGTGGAGGCAAGTACTTTAATAAGAAAAATAACGGCAAACCACCAAACCATAAAAACAAAAATGAAAACAATAACCAAAAAATAGAAGAAGACAAAAATAAAAATTTAAAAGATTCCAAAAATGACAATGACACAACCAATACAGGAAAACAGGCGAATTACCAAGAGGAACAAAAGAAAAAAGCAGAATACAAATCCAAAAAACTTGATGATAGATTTTTAAAACGACAGGAAAAAATTGAATCAATTCCAGAAGGAGATATATCTGCAAAATTACAAACAATAAGTGACAACAATGCCAAAACTGAGAGACAAATCGATGCTGAACATTACAAAGAAAAGGCTAACAAATATCTTGACATGTCATTACCCAGGGAACCTATATTTCACAATGATTATTTCGATAGAATTAATAAAGATAGCATAGATTATAAGAATGCTCTAAACAAAATAAAAACTATAGTTTTCAAGAATTTCAAAATTAAAAACAAGGTATTTTCAATAGGCATAAAACTATTATTTACAAATATCAAGAAACTTGGAACAGATAAAGATATTAAAACAGTATCAGTTAATCTTTTATGGCAATTAATGTATCCAGGAACAGATTTTATTAGAATTAATAACAATGATGTAGAAATATACCACTTAGACAAATTAGCATACTGCATCATAATTACTTGTAAACATATGTTTATAGCAAGAAAAACAGCTAATGAAACCTACCCACTCTACGTATTTGCATCATTAATAAAAAGCACAGATGAGGTTTTAAACTACTCAATGTCTGCAGTTTCAAAAATAGTTAGCGAACACAACATCTATGTAACCAGTCAACAGCAAAAAGACGCAGATAATTTTTCAATATGGAATACAAAAAGAGATATAGACCCAGATGGACATTGTCTTTATAGTTGCATAGCAAAAATTGATACGGGATTAGAAAATATACTAGCATTCTCATATAGAGCAAGTATAGACAACAACACTCTGGATTACCATCCTTATGGCGCAGATGATTTTAATTTCATGCCAACCCTTGAACAGTCTGAAGATCTTAGAATGCTAATTAAATACCATGATAGTCATTTCGATTTAGACGATGTATCCAACCATATGGCACATTATAATTACGCCTTAAAAACTCAACAAATGATAAAAATCGGAATTCCAGGCACACAAGCTGTAGAAAATGCTTACTATTTCAGGTCAATATATATCAATTGTATAGCAAATTCAATTTATGCAAATGTATTGCACGGCCACCACATGTCTAATGAAATGGTTAAAATAATAATTGAGAAAAACATATTGAATTACAAAGAAGTAATCAAACCCCAAAATGCAAAACAACAAGCACAGTTAACAAATTATTTATATGCATCCGCATCAAGTTACGAGACAGATATGATTTTAGCATTACTTGATTATAAAAACAAGGACAAAGTCATGATAATTAATTCTGGTAACAACATTTCAAAAGACGAAAATGCCGAAGCAGAAGAGGAAATCAACATAACAAATGACAAACAAGATAAAGAAGATCAATTAAAAGCAAAAACAATTCCAAAAATTGAAGAGCCCAAAAAGGAACGAATTCAATTTGATGAAATTGAAGAAGTATCAACATACATTAAGAATGAACCTAAGAAAAAAGATGGAGACATAACTTTTGGATGTCCTAAAGAAGATGAATCTAATTATGACACTGATGAAGAAAATCACAAAGATGTCAAGAAAACGCAAATAGATACAAGTATGATAATCAAAAAATCACCTAAAGAAGATATCAAAGAGAAGAAACTAGATTGCATAGACTTACCTGAATGGGAAAGAAAACATGATATAGAAATGGCATTAGAAACTAAATTGGATGAATGTTTACTAGAACATGAAAAACCTAATAAAGATTCGAATTTAAACCCAAAAATGGAATCAGTTGCAGTTGATTATGTTAGTAAAAATGGATTATATAAAATCTCAGAAGAATACATTTATAAAATATTGAAAGAATTATATAAACAGAAAACAAAAGAGGATAAAACAATATATCAAAACATTAAAAAGAACAGCAAGACTTTAAAAAGACCAAACAGCATCGAGGCATTTCCAAAAAACTATGAGAAAAATGAAGTAGACGGCCAATCTAAAATGGTATGCAAAACATTAATAATGAACGACCTAATATATGAATTCGATTTTTCTGATGCAATAACTAATGATATAGCTAATAACGAAAATATAGGCAAAATACTTATCACTTTTCATGCTCCCCCAAGAATACATGGTGCCTATTTTTACCCCTCAAGAGCCCAAAATAGAGCAACGAATAAAGGATCAAATTACATACAGAATAGAGTCACTACTTACACCCTATTTGGAAAAAATTACTTCACCATGGAATGTGCAGGAAATGAACCATACAATACAATGGCACCACAGTTATTTGGCAGAGAATTTTACAAAAATGAGTCTATCACATTCACGCAAGAAATAAATGATACAACCAAAATAATATTTACAGAATTACAAAGATTTGATTTAGAGGCCACGGACTACGTATTACTACAAGGAATAGTATTTAGAAATGACATTCACGATTATGATACGGCCCAAAAACACAATATATCAGATAACATAGTACTACATAGGAATAGGCCTTACCCATTCATTCACTCAATACCGTATAATTACCCCAATCAATTTCCAGAAGCATACAATTTATGTAGAGACTATTTTCCCTCAGTTAATTTACATGATTTAAGAAGACAGCCAATGGATATAGATACAATTGGATTCACCACCATCAATGTACCAATTAAAGACAGCAACCCACATTCATATATGGCATCAATAAGGTCGATAATGAGAGACCTCGTAAACTACCATGCAAGAAATGACTTCATGATAATTGTAGCTGGGCACAATGACATTAGTTATTATTTAAACCCAGAATTTTACCACGCACAAAGCCCATTAATATCCACTAAAGACTACATGCGCTCATTTAATAGACAAAATGCCTGTAGACATAAAACCGTCAATACGTTTATCTGTGAACATCTCCACATGAATCAACATGATAACACAGTTTACGACAGATTTAAGAGATATTATATGGATCAAGTCAAGAATTTCTTTTATGACCATTTAATAACAGGCAATTTCAAATTAGCAAGGCAATATTATGCTGTTATGCCAATAACAAGTATGATCGATACTAATGAAGCAACCCCTGAACAAGAAATAACAGAATACCAAGCTTATAGGAAAACAGGTTTGGGGATTTATGACGATTTTACAGCAACTCCTGCAAACTTTTACAATTTAAAAGAAATGACCAGAATACGTGAACATTTAACTCAATTATACGCATCTATCAATTCTTTAAGAGACAACTCATATTATGACATACAACTACGATTAACTATCATATACCACAATTTACACATAATTGGCACATTAACTGTTCTTCCAGTAACTTATTTTGTTATGTGTGAATTAGTCATGTGGACTTATTTGGTATATAAATTCGTATTTATTCACCCAACTTATTTATTAGAACAAACTTGGACAACTATAGCACAAACTATATATTACCACCATATACCCTGCCTAATAGGAAATTTAGTATTCATTTATCAATTAGTTACAACAATCAAAGATGCATTAACAGGGCGCAATCTTGCAAAAAACATATTACATTTGGGAATTTTAATTTGCACCAATTATTCCAGTATATCTATATATTTATTAGCATTTTTGGTGTATATACACACTAACAGAAAAGGAATTCCAGTATTCATAATCTTTTACCATTTATTCATTACTAAATATGCAGTTTTTGCATATAACCCATTTAAACATGACACCCTAAATTTCATGAATGATTTTACGGTAATTAATAATTGTATAATATTATTTAAAACATGCTTATCTAAACAGCACAAAGAACAACTAAAAGAAGTTAAAAATGTTAATAGGGAATTTAATATGAAGGCTAAAATCAACATACAATGTCAAGATAAAGTCAGAGGACAAAAAACTAAAATATCAGATTTAAAATGTGAAATCCATACATCAAAAAACCATAGTTTACCAGCTATGAAATCAATAAGTAAGATATTGGTGGGAATAATCAATTGGATAGACCAATTTTCAAACATATACCATAAATGCGCATTAACAGTAGCCCATCCCATTTTATACCGTCAACTAGTACATAATAGAGGAGTTAGCCAAAGGATAGTAGACCAAATAGTGGCACCATATACAACACAATATCTAAAAACATTGGAAAAAATGATGCAAGATAAACCATTCACTTATGACGTTCAAGGATTCTACGATCATTTAACAACAAAACAAAAGAATGAATTTTTACAGATAGATAGATTATTGAAGAAAAGACAGGGCACAAATTACAAACAGATTATACAATACAATATTTTCAATAAAACAGAAAAACTCATTAATTTGCCCAATGACCCATCTAAAAATAGGTTAATTTCAGGATCACCATCAGCACTTAAATATATAATAGGACCATTCATATACAGCGTACAAAAATACATGTATCAAATAGATAAATCTTTCAAGAAACCATCAAGCGACGCCAAATTCACAAGGAAATTCAATAAAAGTCTAAAAAGGTTGAGCCACAATAACGTATTAGCAATTGAAATTGATGGCTCAAGATTTGATTCAACACAATATTACGAGATATTACAAGAATTCGATGTCAGAGTTTATAATTTTTTCCTTGATAGAATTCCAATCAGCTCTTTTCACGTACATAAACAAATAATAAGGGAATGTTTTGAACAAATATCTTACATAGGATTAAGCGTTTACATCGCATACATCATCCAAGGTACAGTACCATCTGGAAAAAACAATACAACCCTTGGGAATACCCAACGTTCAATATTATTTATTAGGATAATAGCAGCAAATTGTTATATCATAGAATTAGTCAATTTTTTCTTTTATGCAGCTGGAGATGATATAATAGTTATAATTTGTCGTG